CGTTTACTTTTGTAAATATTGCCATGATAAATTTCCTTTAAAGTTAATGGGATACAGGATCCCTGCACTTATTTAGTCAGTTTGGAAAAATCACGCCTGTTGAGGGTTGTTTCTCTGACGGTTTTGAGCAGCAAAAGCATTGGGATCAAAGCGATTCACAGCCTTGGCATAGCCTGCAGGGGTGGCCATGACCCAGCCTTCTTGCCCAGGATGCTGAGTATCAGCTTGTTTTAGAATGTTCATTTTGAGATCATGCAGCAACAAAAATGCGCTGAATGCTGCGGCCAGGGCTGCTGTATTTGAACTGGGACTCTGCAGATATTCCACAATGTTACGAAACTTCTGCGGAGTTACTCGAGTCTGTAACCACTCGCCAAACTCAGGCAACAGAGTTGCAGGATTTAGGGGTGTGCCTACCTTGGTGTTGATAAAGTCCACACACAGTTTTGCCAGGTCAGTGATCTTGTGTGTTCGTAGTTCAGCAGGATTAAACAAGGTGTTGATAGCGGCGCCGTCTGTGCGCACCAGGTTGCGCAGTTGTTTTTCCAGATTGCTGTCTGTTGCTATTGTGCTGGGAGTAGCAGGGCGTTCCAGCATCAGGCCCGGCACAGGATTAAACGTCACACCTTTGAGTGGCTGACGTGCGTCGCCCACATCGCCATACATTGAATGAATGGCAATACCAATTGTGCTGGCACCGATACGTTGTCCCAGCGCACTTCGCGCAGGAATCTTGTACTCAACTGTGTTGGGGCGGAACACATAGTTGCCCGCAATTTCAGGAGGAGTTGACATGTACAACAGGTCGCCCTTGACATAGCCGCGGAAGTTGGCAGGTAGCGCCGCTTCCAGCACAGGGAATAACTGTGCATACAGGTTGATCAATTCGGTTCTGTCCCCGGATCGTTTGCTTTGTATATCAGCCATCATTCTGGGGCTGGTGGCAAGACCATCATAACCCTTGGCTTCAAAGCCCGAGCCATCTGTGAGCACAAACTCGCCTGTGGCAGGCTTGCGTCCAAATATCACAGCAGGTTTACCGTCCCACTTGGCAGTGATCGTTTTTGGGGACTCTGTGGCCTGTTTTACAATTTCCAGCGCATCCACAATGCCTTGAGTAGCACGGCGGAACACTAGATCTTCCAGGTGCTCAATGCCCTTGGCTCGGCCGCCGACACCGGCTTCTTCTGCTTCCACCAGAGCCACATAGCCACGATTCACAATACGATCACGCAGCCGTGCCAGAAAGTTTGTGTCACTTTCGGCCACTGACGTTGGTTCTTGTAGGCCTTCACGGGCTAGATATTCACGGAAGTCTGCGAGCTTGGCATCACGTTTGGGATCAGTTGCTAGAGCAGCATAAATTGATTCTACATTTTTGAGATTGCTACGAGTGGCCTGTGGTCCCAGTAATGTCTGTGCCACATAGTCTGGATCCTGACCACCCTGCACCAGTTGATTTGTAGTTCTGCTGATCATGCCATTTGCACCCACCTTGAGCCCAGCTTGTTTGGCAATCGAGCTCATGAGCACATTGCGGTTCATGCCCTTGAAAGCTGATCCTTCTGATCCACCATAATAGAATGTGCCCCAGTCAAGATCAGGAAAGAACATGAAGTCAGTTTGCACAAATCCTTTTTGGGGATTGCCGCCAATAGGAGTTTTGAGATGCATTTCGCCCGATTTACGTACCCAGTCACGTGGGTCAAGTCCTTGACTTGTGGCCCATTGTGTCAGTCCTGCTGCCACTTGTTCTTTGGTTGTTTCTCCAAGGTCCACAGCCAGGTCCAGATCGCCAGATGTGGGCTTGCGGCCTGTGCTGCCCAACCAACGATCTTGAGGGAATTTGATACCTGTAACTTGCTCCACCCAGGCAATAGTAGCAGGGATGTCAGCTTGGTTGATGCGTTGTGTTAGTGGTTGGCCTTGGGCGTCTTTGAATACATTGCCGCCTTCGTTTAATTGTGACCACGATTTCATTTGATACCCATCAAATCTTGAAATTGTTGCATGGCCTCCTTGGGATTGGCCTGTGCTTGTGCTTGCGCCGCTGGCAAAGATGCCATATCAACTTTTAGAGCTTTTGCTAGTTGTTGTGCTCCGGAGGTTAGTGGTGTAGAGGCAGTAGCAGCAGTTGCATTGTTTGATACTGTTCCAGATTTGGGATAAAATTTCAAAAGATGCTGAGCTGGCAATATTCCACTTTGTGCTAGAGTCAAAAACATCTTGGCAGTTACGTTGGCATTGGTTGCAAGCGTAGGAGTTGCCGTTGCTGCCCAGATGTCGTTTATTGCCTTGGTTATAGTATCAGAGGTCATGTTGGCTGCTTGCTGTGCCTCCTGATCATCAGTAGCAACGTTGGCCGCTAGAGTATCATATGTTACATTACTATAGGAGTTGGCAGTGATCATTTTGTTGACCAAGGCTGTCAATTGAGTTTTTAATTTGTCATTGTCAGCTGGATCAATTTGTGCTAGATTTGTTGCGCCAGAACTTTGCAGTTGAGCCTGCACCATTTGTGCCCAGGCCTTTTGTATTTGCATGGCCAATGGTTGTGCTTGTTGTTGTGTGTATTGACCCGCGGCGTCAGCACGGTTGCCGCTTGAGGTTGCTGCTGGTCTAGCATCGGGCATGCCAGTTGCTTTTGCGATTAATTGGCTGGCAAGTTGGCTGTTACTGATGCCCTTTGCAAAGCCAGCAAGGCTGGCTTCTTGCACTGGTCTACGGTGAGTTAACTCATGAATCTGCATGTGTTTTCCTAACTGATCTGGAAAACTTTCCAGCATCTTTTGTTCTTATGGCATTGAGTAATTTTCTTGTGAGATTGTCAGCTTGATCAGCACCAAACTCTGTTTCTATTTGCTCAATTAGTCGTATGGCGCTGGCAATAATGCTGTCGGCACGAGTTTCAATGATCAACCGGCGATCACGTTGCACATACAACGTGTCCAGTTCTTCCAGTATACTTCGGGTCTTTTTTTGCATGTTCACGGGCCTTTGGATTATTTAGCGATTTCTACTAGACAATAAATATCTACAACAAGGAATACACATGAGCAGCAGCATAAACCCCAACAACATAGACGGCAACTTTCCAGTTGCCGGACAGCCCAACAATACCCAGGGCTTTAGAGACAACTTTACCAATATCAAAACCAACTTTGCCACAACAGCAACCGAAATCACGGACCTTGAAAACAAGGGCATTTTCAAAAGCGGTCTGACTGGTACCACGCTGGACAACAACATGGCAGACAACTTGATCTATGCCGCTGCCATCAGAGACTTCAGCCTGGTAGCAGTTCAACTCACTGCCACCAGCGGCACTATCACAGTGGACTACAGTGCAGGGCATTATCAAGCTATCAGCACCACAGGGTCCATCAGCTTGAGTTTCACAAACTTTCCTGCCTCTGGCGCAGCAGGCATGATTAGATTGAGAATTTCCATTACCAACACAGCATACACACTAACACTACCTGTGGCAGTGACTCTGGGCACCACAGGCATTCAAGGATATGCTGCCAATGTGATTACCTTTGCTGCCACTGGCACATACGAGTTTGGTTTCTCAACAACAGATTCGGGAACCACAATTACCATATTTGATCTGAATAGACCACTCTTGGGCAGTGCAGAATCAGCTGTGGGATACAGTACCGGCACAGGTGGTACTGTGACACAAGGCACAAGCAAATCAACTGGAGTCACTCTAGACAAACGTTGCGGACAGATTACCATGAACAATGCTGCATTAGCGGCGGCTGCAGAAGTCAGCTTTACACTGACCAACAGTGTGATTGCTGCCACAGACGTGGTCATGGTCAGCATTGCATCGGGTGCCACAGCAGGTGCTTATAGTATTCAATGTGATGCCACCGCTGCTGGTTCATGCAGGATCAGCGTAGGCAACAGAAACGCAGGTTCACTCAGCGAAGCCATTGTGTTGAACTTTGTTGTGATTAAATCTGTTGCTGCCTAACTGGCTTTGATCTGTCCCAGCAACTGCTTGAGTTTGTTGCTTTGCACATCTGCGGTGACCTTGCCGCTCAAGGGATCATGACCTTCTCGTGGTCTGGGCTTTTCCCAGGGCTGTGTAGTACTGCTGCTGTCAGCAGCCGCGACTTGACTGCGAGCCTTGATCGAGTCCATGATTGAACTTTGTGGTTTGTTGTGGCCGTTTTCGTCCCCACCTTCATCAGTAATGCGCATGGTTTCAATGTTGTACTCCAGATCAATTTTTTGACCAACGCCGGTCGAGCTTCGAGATTTCATACACTGTATCTGATACTTGCCACGCTCTTTCATGGAGCGACTGGTAAAGATACCAAACACATTGTCTGCTGTGTTGATTTTACTGATACCACCTGAAATGTGGCTGTGATCAAATTCCATTTCTTCCACTGCTGACCTGTTCAACTGACTGGCTGTTACCAACAACACGCCCAGTTCCTTGGCCAGATTGCGCAGTTCTTCCGATACATACTTGTCTTTCACAAACAAGTCGTTGGGGCTGACCTTGGCACTCACAGGCATGACCAAGTCAAGATAATCCACCATCACAAAGTCCACTTTAATGCCGGTTTGAATCTGTACTTCTTTCAGGTATGCACGGATATCATTCACATTGCTCTGTGCTGGCAGGCCCTTCACACGATACTGTCCGGATTTCTTGGCCACCATCTTGACCTTGAGCTCTGTTGAATCAATGTCACGGCGTATTTCTTTGGTGCTCATGTTTGTGAGCATGGCATCTGTTCTCAAACTTGTGAGTTCTTCACTCAGTTCCAGTGTGATGTACACGCCACTCATGCCCTGCTGCAACCAGTTCAAGGCAATGTTCATCATCACAAGACTTTTGCCTGAGCCCGATCCACCTGCAAAAATGTTTAGTTCTCCACGACTGAATCCACCATACAGCAGTCGATCCATTTGCGGCCAACCTGTGCTCACTTGTCCACCTGAATTGAAATACTTGTTGATCCTGGCTGCTGGATCTGCAAAGTAATCTGTACCCATGTCCTTGGTCAGGGAAATCTGCACAGCATCCTTGATCAGTTTTTCCACAGGATCATAGTCGCCTTTTTCCAGCAAGTCTGCTGCTTTTAGAATGGCACGTTCTAGTTCCTGGCGTCGTGTAAATGCTTCAAACTCAGTCATGAACCAGTCATAGTGACCTTCGTTCAAGTCTGGCACTGCATTCAACTTGATGCCTGTGGCCGCAGCGATCTGTGCTCGATCTGGCAGAGTCTTGAACTGTTCTGAATGCTCCTTGATAAACGCCGCAGCGGCTCTTAGATTGCGATCAAAATTTTCTGGATTGTAGATGTTCTGTACCCGCACATAGCTGGCAGCATCCTCCAGCATCATTTCTAGGAATAGTTTTTGAACATCAGTGCTGTAGTCTTTTAACAAAGTTTGTCCTTTATACTTGTTTCAAAAAAGTGTCGATTACCTGCAAGACCATGATGACCTGCCCATTTGTATTTGTCAAAATCAACTGGCTTATGTAAATTCTCGTTTACGCTATAGTAAGTATCTTTGAACAATATCATTTTGTTGTGATTTAGTGCCCAAGGCAACACAAACTCACTAGGACCCCATACATTGTTTTTGTCCAAGGGCTTGGCCAAGTTTACTATCAAGTAGTTTGCATTCATGCTGTCTAACCATGTGGTAAGCAAAAACAATTGTGTTAGTACTTGTGTTTCTGTCCAAGCACGATCTGTGTATATCACCATGTTTTCTGCCTTGTGTACAGGTATATTTTGCAGTCCGGTGTGACAGTTTATTTGTTCCTGTTTTTTGGACCATGTGACTGTGTCAATTGAATTAGCATTATACCTGGTGTCCTTGAAATTGTCAAACACTGTTAATCTTTCTAGTGGCGGTATACCAATCAACAAAAAATCTTCATTGCAATTATGTGGCTGGCTTACTAGCATATGACACACACTGGAAAAACTACAACCAACCCAGGCATAGTTTGTGATTGTTTCTACACCAAGAGCTTGTGCCGACAATCCCCAGAAACTTTCTGCAGGACTTACACAATAGTCGGGAGTGACAAAACTATCACCCCACACGCATAGTCGCTTGTATTTTTTTAACAAGTTGTTTCTTTCTTAATTCAATTTTGATTCGACTGGTTTCTCTAGCATCAATTATAGTTAGCAATGCGCCCAGCCGGCCATATAGTTTGACAGCGTCATTCACATCTTTGACACTGTCGGGCCATGCAGGCATGCTCACAGCCCAGCCCAGTTCCACAGCACGATCCACAAGTTCCGTGCCTGCTAGATCCTGATCAGGTACCACTGTAATTTCTCGCCCAAGATTGCGAATCAGTCGAGCCTGAGCATCACTTATGGTGTTGTGCATTAAGGCAAGACCACCAATACTGAGTGCGTCAAATATGCCTTCTGTTATAATCACCTGAGTCCAATCTGGTCGCTGTAGATCTGTACCAAACACATAGCCCGGCTGCATGTCATTTATATAACGCGGATTACGATCATCCAGGAATCTGATAGTGTGCCCCACAATGCTGTTGTGATGTGTGAATGGTATGATCACTTGATCACGACTGGGCCAGGCACGTTCTGGATTTGTTTGTGTCATCACAGGATAATCATCTGGCACACATCTTGATCGCACATAGTCTCGATACAGTCCTGTGTCTCCGATCAGTTCAGCAAATGGCGGCAGGTCGCGTTCTTCAAACTTGATATCTGCTAGAATATCCACAGTGCGTTGTCTATCATCTAGAATGCCGTGTATGCTCTTGTGGCGCAGGCTTTCAAGATTCAACATTTCTATTTCACGTTCGGGCACACCCATCCAGCTCAAGAGCCTGCGGGCCTTGAAACTTACGGTACGGCCAAGGATAAAGCTAGCGGTGTAGTTGCAGTTGAAGCAGTGATAGCTCCAGCCCTGTTCGGATCTTTTGAGGCCACCGCGACTTCTGCGATCTGCTGTGTTGCCGTTGTGGTCACAGCACACAGCATTGAAACTGATCCAGCCTGATGCACTAGATTTTCTCTTGGCAGGTAGATAATTCGCAATGTCCAGCATCTGCTTAGTGTAACAGATTTCTAGAACAATCGCAACGATTATCGGTATTGTACGTTCTGAATCAGGCCGTTTGAGAAGATTACGGTTGCTGCTGTTCCACCGTTGGCAAATTGCATGGGCAGGTAGCCTGCACCACCATTGGTCACTGTGACACTGCTGACCACTCCGGTTGCACCCACATTGGCCAGGGCCGTAGCGCCTGCTCCGTCACCAAGAATTTGAACATAAGGTGCAGCCACATAGTACTGTCCAAGATTGGTCAGACTGATTCCGGTTACCACACCATTGGTCACTTGCACATTGCCTGTGGCACCGTAGCCAACCGAGTTGTTTAGAGCCAGGCGCAACAAGGGATGAAAGCCCACAATGTTGAAATAATCGCTCACAGTTTGGTCCAGATATTGACGGCTTGCACTCACATCTGTCCACACAGCTTCGTAGTTTTCTGCAGCCTGTATCTTGATAGTGCCAGTGTAGTGAACCAGATCAAACTTGATTGTGGTAAAACTTGCACCAGTGGTATCAATGTAGCTGGAATAGAATTCAGTCATTTGTACAGAATTGATCGGCTGAGGATTCAGTGCCCAGTCCGGGTATCCTGTGGGTGCAGTGCCCACATACTGATTCTTGCCGTAAAGGTCGGGTACTGTAACTGGCTGGCTAGGTTGGAATTGTGGCAGTATGCTGTCCACAATGTTGCAGTCTGCTCGTGCCTGGCTGTTGGCATCTACGTAGGCTGCCTGCACATAGTTGCCGGCTGTGCGTTGAATGCTGTAGCTGGCAGGCTGTGCTTGAATATTGATGGTGTCTGCGCTGTTGAGCACCACCTTGACACGACCCAGAGCCGAGCTTAGAATCTCCATGCTCTTGGTCAACAGCAGCTCGTCCCCTGCTTGGTTTACAACTCGAAAAACAAAGTCCGAGCCTGCAATGTTCACAGGTTTCTGATCCTGATTGATGAATTCAAAGAGCAGCACATTGTCTACTCCCTTGTTGATTGTTAGTTGTTTTGCGTACACAGGGTCGTACCTCTTGGTAAAATATCCACCGCTGGTGTCTACTAGTAACACGCGGACAATTTGCTGATAAAGATAAACGGTGGTGGAATACATATCGTATTATTTATCCAAAATTCGCACACCATAAATACCTCCGATGGGTAACAATATATTTGAAAAACTAACGGAGAAATACCCGTTTATAACACTGTGCATGTATGCCAATTCTGAGTACGTGGGGGTAGTGCAAAATCGCGATGACATTGTGACCACCATCTACGACTTTGGCAGCATACAAGCTCAGGGAGACAAACTACAGTTTCTGGATCTTGCGTCAACCTGGTGGTGGGAGAGCAACAGAAGCATTCCTATCAACATATTCCTACGTGGTGAATGGGATCAGTTCAGACCCACTCTGAGAACCTTTGTCAACAAAGACCTTGAAATCCTGCACGGTCCTGCCTGCTGCTTGATGGACATAGCCAGGAAAAAGTCAAAGAGAAAATCAATTACTCTTGTGAGACGCCTAGACTAACAGATTCATGTGCAGTGCCACCAGAGCACCGTAACCTATAGAATGCGCCTTTTTAAATGTGTATCCTCGACTGGTATCACCATCCCAGACTGAATCAAACACCGCAGGCCAATCTAACCCTTGTAGGTGTGCTTTGCCAGGACGTATGATTGATATAAATGCTGCCATCCTGGGTATGCTGTCAGGTCTCATGGTCGCCAGTAAATGTCCATAATTGCCCACGTGAACCAACTGTCTAGCCCATTCAGGATCTTGCCATAGTCTTGCCCAGGGGGGTGTGGCTGCAAGCACAGCGTCATAGTGTTCGGGACTCTGAATCAACTGATACACACTCATGTTTAGAAAGTCCAGTTTGAAGTAGCCCCGAGATTCTGCTGACTCGTAGTCTATGGCAGCACAGTGGTTGATAGGATCTTGTGGAATGTCTGTGACATACACTCCTGAATTGTGACGTCTGGCATGTCCATCTGTGATCTGCCGTGCAGGAGTATGCCGAATCAGTTTCAGTATATCATCTCGATTAGAGAAGTCAATGTCAATGTCTGCGCTCATACTGTACACAAGGCCACAACGGTTTTCAATTGCTGTTCAGCTAGACGCACAGCATCCAGTGCATCTGCCACAGCCGGATGCTTTTGTGCCAGATCCTGGGCTGTTTTCTCTTGTGCCATCTTTAGCCATGCCCAGGCCAGTGCTTCTTCGGCATTGGGGGTAAGGCCCACACTGGATCCACCGCCCATAGTAAGCCAGCCATTGCCATCATACACCTGTGTTTGATTGTTGTGGTATCGTAACATGCCTGCACTAGCAGCACCAGGACTGATGTATGGTCCAACAGGGTTGGTTGTTGTGACCCATGTACTTGTGGGGTAAACGCTGGTGATCATTATGTTACCATCCTGCTTGTTTCAAAATGTTTTTGGCATAGGCCTGATCCTGGGGTCTATCCTGAAATCGTTTTTGCCAGGCATCACTGTCAATGTAGGGCCATATCATGCTGATCTGTGTGGCATCTAGTTCGTTCAGGAACTTCTGCCCTGATTCTGAATTGTAAATTACCCAGGCACTTATTCTACCTGCGGTCACAGCATAGCATAACACATTGGCGTTGCCATATCTCATGCAATCGTGTGCAGGGCTAATATTTTTTTCTGACCAGTCTATGCCAAACTCAATGGCTCGTGCAAGTGCATCATCCACTGCTTCTACCTTTAGGTGGTCCACTAGATATTCTGTGTACACCTTGTCACTGCACCAGTGATCAATCTTGCGATTGTGTTTCAACAACCAGGCCATGAATCTTTCTGGGTTGATCACTCGGGTGTTCACACAGTAGTGTCCAAACTTCACAAATGCACGATAATAACTGCTTTCACAAAAGGTATCGTGTGTTTTGTTTCTGGCTGATCCTGCCATGCTTTCATAAAAGCGTATGTAGGCCTGAAATCCCAGTCTTGGTCCTGGTTCGTCACGCTCGCGACGCCGACGTTTGGGTTCACACATGTGTGCTTGAATAGAGGTCTCTCTCACAAACTCTTTTTTGCAATATTCGCACACATGTGTCATGCTAGTATTTTATGCTCTTGTATGTAGTTTGTCAAATACTCATTGACCTTTTGATGCTGGCCTGGTTTAGGATGGGTTATATCTGGCGGCACATAATGGGATCCAGCAGCATAAATTGTGGGCTCAACACCCTGTTTATGCTGCCAAGTCACAGAGCGCCAGGCAAACCCCCCAATAATTTCTGGTTGTTGGAATAAACGTAGTCTAGTATTATCCAGGTAGCTATGGTATGAATCATCAGCTTGTTGAAACACCAGCACCCGATGTCCACGATTTTGAATATCTGAGATTGTGCTAACCACACGATACATTAGATCTTCTGTGCGATCTAGAAGACTATACACTTCGCTTTTGAGTTTGGTTTCTACAAACTGCTCACTATCCCATGCAGACCATTGATGCTGCCATCTGGATTGAAACTCTTGATTTTGTGGATTGCACCAGGCACCTTCAAATTCATTTTCAGGATTGCAAATGGGCAGCTCAAGCCTGGATATAAAAGTCAGGCCCAACACATACAAAGTTGGCACTTGAGTGATATAGCTGTGCTTGAGTGTGGTTCTTAGTATGCGACTATTTGCACTACCACCTATGGCCAGGGACGCTGCCTGCGGAATGTTATGACGTCCAACAATCCCAAGTCTACTAGCAAGGTCAATATGACCATTGCCGTTAGCATAGACTTGGGTATAACTACAACCGTTGACTACCAGTAGTTTGATCACTTTTTGACCGTGCCTGCGGATTTGTGATATGCATCTAGTTCTTTTTGTGTGATCAATTCGGCCATTACGTCAATCTCGTCGTCCTTGTAGGTGGGGTATATTTCCATCAAGGCCCGCCGCTTGGCACTGAGTCCTGCAACTTTTTTCTTGGGGGCTATCCAGGGATGCCGCATTGTGCCCATGCCTGGACTTACTGCTGTGGCACACAACCATTGCAGTTTGGGATGACGGCCTATGTCAAAAAAGTGCTTGTTAAGATAGTGATTGCAGCTCTGCACATAGTATTCTTGCAGTTCCTGAGCACCGTCTACTGCTGAGCCCCAGCGCAACATCAGGAATGTAGAGAATTTCTTGCGCTCATCAGAGTCAAGTTCGTCATAGAAGTTTCTGTTCTTGGCGTCCAGTTGGCGCATCTCGTTTGAAATGTGTAGTTTATCACTCATGTTATTTTTACCCAAGATTCCATTTGCAATGATTCAGCATAGATGTTGTGCTTGATCGGGACATTATCAAACCAGTGCTCTTTACGATAATTATCCAATACCAGTTGCTGTGTTAAAAATTGATACCAGTGATTGGTCAATAGAGGGTCAGACAAAATCTTTATAGCTCGTTGCATGTTAACATGATCTCGAAACTTTGATTGGTCAAGTGCAGCAATCAATGGTTCACGATATTTGGTAGGGATACACCCAATTCCCCATATACCGTCAGCATTGGCCAATACTGGTTGAAAATTAATAGGCTCTACCCAATCAAAATAGTCCAGCAGATCTTTGATCCACCAAATATTGATAGCACTAATCACTGGTGCAATTTTGAGTTCAACATTAGACAATTTCTGTGCCCATGCAAGATTGTCTTCTACAGTGGACCAGTCCGTACCGCTGCGCACAATTTCTGCATATTTGCCCACAGCATCAATACTAGCATGCAAGCGAATGTCATCAAAGTGTTGCCATAGATCTGCCACTTTTTGATCTTTATATCCAGTCACTGTAAAGTTACTGCTGTACATCAGAATAGGTCTAGCCCGTTGTGCAATCAATCTTTTTAGAACTTCATAATGCTGTGGATTCATCAGCGGCTCGCCGCCAGCAAAGTACACCATTTTGCATTGACTTAGATCAATGTTGTCCAGAGTAGTTGAATCATAGTCATTGATAATCTCACGCCCGGCTTCTGAACTCCAACTGGTACTAAACAACGGGCCGCAACTGCGACACTTTAGATTGCACAAGTTATTGTTTCTAAAATCTAAGAATTGTATACTGCTGGTTTGATAATCAGTATGATATGGTTCAAACGTTGATCGCCAACTTCGGTCAGGTCCTGGCGGGCAACTTGAACATTCTTTTGGGATCTCACCACGCAGAAAAGCACCGCCTACATGATCAACCATGTGTTCTTGTGTGTCAAACAGATCTCCGGCCCATTGGCAACAAGGAGCAAACTTGCCGCCAGGCATGTAACTAACACTAACCCACGGCGCCTTACAATGCACAGTACTCATGTGGTCTTGCTCAATTGATAGATCATTATAGCACGTTCCAGAGCATCTTGTAAAGTGGGATTGGTCCGGGCTGTTCGCCGAATATCTCCCCACATTTTATCTTCCTGTATATGATCATACAAGGGTCTACCATCACTGGTTCTAGGATCATGATCATGGCCCACCACTGTGCGCTCAAGTTCACCCACACGTCTGGAATACACAGTACCGTCCACACGCTCGTAGATCAAGGGCACACCAGGCACAAGGCTACCCATACTGATACCCGTACTGAACATGTGCCCAACGCAGGAATCGTTCCAGTCCCTCGCGGTCTTCAGGATAGCTTTCTAGATACAGGCGGGCCAGTCGATTAATTGTTACAAATACTTCAGGTTCTGTGTAGGGCATAAGTTACCAGGCCTTGTTGTAGTCTACTATTTCGCAGTTGCGGCTGACGTCTTTCACAAAGTACACACAGTCAGGTTCTGCATCATCGTTTAGCGGCACGGCCAGCATTTGTCCATTCTTGAGTTTGGGTGCAAACCATGTTACTTCATGATACACATCCAGTATTTCGATATCAGGAAAGCTGGGGCGGAAACTGGTTAAGGGATTGAATTGAAATACCTTGAAGCCACGATCATTGATACTGGTCAAAGGTAACACTTCTAGGTCGCCCACATCCGGTTCACCTATTAGGATTTGCCAGTCCATGGGCATCTTGATTGTGGTGTTACCAATACGCAAGACCAAGGCAGGGCTGTTGAAACTTTCCAGGAATATCAGCGGGATAAAGTGATAGTCCGGGTCTTGTGGATTGCTGTTGTCCAAGATGGCAAACCGCATATCATCTACTTCTTCAGGCAAATGATTCAAGTCATAAAATGTGTTGTCTAGTGTTAAAATTCGCATGTGTTAATAATACAGTGTTTGTGCCACAAAGTCAACCATTATTTGATCTTCATCCACTCTAGTTTCTCTGCTGAGAATGGATATTGGGCTTCTCGATAGAACTGCTTGCGCTTGGTCAAGTGACGCTTGGCAAACTTGCATGTGCTGGTTATATCCCAGATTTCCACATGATCCTTGTCTTCGGCTTTTCTAATACCACGTCCAATTGATTGTATCACACGCACAAAACTCTTGCCTGGCTCTACCAGCACAAGATTAAAGATGCGTGGTATGTTGATACCCACAGCAGCCACACCATAGGTGGCCACAATGATCTTGTCAGTGGCATCGGCCACCTGATTGTATTCGTCTTGACGTGCCTTTGACTTGGTAGCACCAGACACAAACACAGCTTTGTCTCCTAACCGTTCTACCAGTTGTCGGCCACATTCGGTCCTGTCCACCAGCACCAGTG